AGCTTCTCTCCATTTTCTTTTGATTCTAAAATACCCTCAAGTTTAAGAAGACATTCTTTTAATGGTTGTGGTCCTGGGGCTTTCCCACCAGATGTGACAAGTAACGCACCTTTGGGGCGAATATCACTGAAATCAAAACGAAGTTTGGAGCCGCCTTTAAAATAACTTTGCATTAAAGTCTTTACAGCATCGGCCCAGCCCTCGATAGAGTCACCAATTAAATAGCGACGGGTTCTTTTACTATTCGGTTTTTGAATTTCTGGAATCTTTTCGACATGATGACCTTGAACAGAATAGCCAACGCCAGTCCCGCCCAAAAGTAAAAACATAGTTTCGCTGAAACACCGCCAATCATCAGCAGGCATGTAAGCACAGTTAAAGACGCGATTGGGAGCAACCTCAATAGGCTTTCCTCCGAACTGCATTGAACGCATTGATGGAAGTACTTTTTTGTCTGTGACAAATTTATATACATGTTCGATTTGTTCCTTCATGTGTGGATATTTTTTAATGTGCATCTGTTTATTTCGTGTTACCAATTCTTGCCAAGTCTCTCTACGTTCTTCTTCCGGTAAATATTTTGCATACTTCATGTATACAGTTATGTCCGACAAAATTTTTGATGCTAGTTCCATTTAGGTGGCGCTCCCGTTCTTTTTAAATGTTTTATATTTTTCTTTTAATGTCTGAGCCTGTTGCTTTGACGTTTTGGTAACTAATTGTACTGCTCCGTTTGTTTGTGGCAGTATCTTAATTTTCACATTTTTTGTATCCATAAATATTGGAAATACTAACCCGTCTGGACCATTACGATTCTTCGCGATGAAAGCTCGACCTTCATTATTTACCTTGTCTTCGATTGTTCTAGAGATTGTAAAAATAAAGTCTGCAACAAAACACTTATTGAAAGCTTCTGAAATAGACTCCATAGTAATCACTTCCGCGTTTAATCCTGAACGATTAGTTTGAGAGGCTGTCCAGATTGGGCATTCAAAAATTTGTGCCATTCCTCGCAGCTCTTCGTAAATAGATTCTAGTTCGTTTCTTCGCTCCTTTAAATATCTTATTGGTCGCAGCAGATCACCGTAATCAACGATGATCATGTCAATGTTTTCTCCTCGACGTTTGAGCTTTTCCAAGTGATTCCGAAGCGTTTGAGTTGAGGCAGATTTAGTTGGATACTCTTTAACAATAAGCTTTCCATCTAAATTTTTTATTTGTTCATGTACATCTTTTTTACGACCATAGATCTCGTTCAAATCAATACCAGTAATACAACTATCATAACGAGTAGCCACTACGGTTTCCTGTAGTTCTAGCGTATAATGTACGACTGTTAGACCATCTAATATAGCCTGTGCTCCAAGGTGTACTAGCGCCATAGATTTACCAGCACCTGTGGGGGCGATGACTACACCCAACTCACCTCGTCCAATACCACCTTTAGTAAGACTATCAAGAATTTTCCACCCAGTTCCTACTGGATTCCGGGCCTTGATCATAAACCTTTCTTCAAAGTCTTTAAGATACTCATACCCAATATTATTATCAACACCAAGCTTCAAAGCATCATTAATAATCTTGCTAATTTCTTCATATGAAGAAGACTGGATGAGTTTGACACTTTTGATCATAGCCTCTTTGAGCTTCTGCTTCTTGCAGAAATCCAAAGCTACCTCTTTAATGTGGTCCACGCCTTCGACGTTGGTTTCGGAGCTACAAATACGAGTGAAGTAATCCCTCATCTGCTTCTGAATTAACTCGTCTTCATCGTCAATCTCAGCCCTTAGAATGGTAAGCATGGTATCCCGCGAAGGATGTGAACCATACTTTTCACGATAGCCTTTAATTAGCTGAACAAAGCTCTTGAGGTATTTAAGCTCTAAAAAGCTGGTATCCAAAACTTCAAATATCTGATCTGCAAAAGGTCGATCATCTAGGATAACCTGAATTAAATTTTCCTGAAATTTCTTTCCGTATTTACTAAAACTTGCTATCTCTGTCATTTCTTCTCCGTCTTATTTTTGATACATATGTCCTTTAACGAACTGAACAAACTAGTCCAGTCGCCAGAACCAAAACCATCTTCAACTGTCATCTTTAAAAATTGAGTTTTATTATATGAATAATCAAATTCATCTAAGGTCCATTTAATTTTATTTCTTCCCTGAATCGAGATACTAGGAGTATATAGCTGCATCATTTGATAGTTTGTTGTGACAACATCTATTTGGTCCACAATATTCTCATATGCTTTTATACTACTTTCCTGCTCTTTGCAATAGTCAAATACATCTCCAATAGTATATGTCTTTTCCTCTTTCAGAAAGGGTAGTCTTTTCGCGACCGTTGGTAATCCCACTCGTTCAACACCCTTCAAATTATCCGATTTGTCTCCAGCGATAGCTCTCGCTAAAGCAAAATTAGTTGGATGAATATTAAATTTTTCAATTACATTATTTTTGTTTAATACTTCTTTTTGAATCGGTCGATATATTATTGTTTCGTCGTCACACAACTGATAAAAATCTTTGTCACTCGATACAATTACTTTTTGCCAACCTTTATGTCTCTGGTCATTTACCACAAAAGAAATAATATCGTCTGCTTCAACACCCTCCAGCATCAACTGGATAATAGGAGTTTGATTAATATATTCTACGATCCTAGTTTGTTGATAGACCTGATTTTTTAGTTGTGCATTGTTGTCCAACAAATCTATATTACGATTTAACCTAAGAGGCTTCCGCCCTTCTTTATATCCTTTGACCATCTGCTTGCGTTTTTGTGAACCTCCTGGTCCATCCCAACAAATAATAACTTTGTCTGGCTTAGTCTCTCTCAGTAACTTCTGGAGTATTTTAAAGTAGCCTTTAAGACCACCGATGGGTTCGCCATTCTCCGATACGCTAGGATCCACAATGTATGCTCGAAAAAACATATTTAAGGAATCTACGATTAATAATCTTTTTGGTGTGTCCTCCAGCTTCATATTTCTCTCCTATTAAAAAACCCCAAGTGCTTTATTGTAAAACACTTGGGGCTTCTTGTCAACACACAAACGCGCTGTATTAAGCTTTTACTTTTTCTTCTTGATCATCTGCTAAGTCTAGCGCGTTACCATTTGGAAGTTCTTCATCCACATTATAATAAGTTGAAGCTTCACCGCTTCTGCTATCGAATTTTAAAATTACTTCTTCATCCATTAGTTCCATAATTCTATTTTTAAATTTCTCATCTTGCAGCATCTCGGTCCATTTGCTGGCCTGAAATTTCTGCGATGAACCATCTTTATATTTTAAAGTATACCATGCGCCGCCAGAGGAAATACTTTCGGAACTTTTTATAGCCTCAAGCCAACTTTCTTCATCCTGAACACCAATGTTTTCGCCCCACAATATTTTAAATGCACACAAACGACCCTGTGTACCAAAGCGTGACTTTTCTAATTTGACTTTTACTTCTGAGCCAATCCGATAACCTTTATCATCTAACACAAAAGATGCCTTTGCCTTACGACCAGTGAGCCAGATACGCAAACTATAAGAATAGTTTAGTGCCTTGCCACCTGGAGTAAAATATGGAGTTGTGAGAGCCTCTGCAATATTAGACGTAATATTTGTTTTTAGTTGGTTCAAACACAACAGTGTTGAATTTGAGTTAGCGATCGGCAGAACAAGCTTTGCCAAACCTTTTGATAGAATCCTGGGTTTAACTGCCATTGAAGACTGTGGGTTAAAGTCACCCTCAATATCTGCCTTACTTGGAGTTAGTGCTACCGAATCCCAAACGAATAGCATTTTATTTTCATTGGCACCCAATAGTTCTTCAATTGTTTCCAACACAAACTCGACACTACTCGCCTGTACATATAGAATCTTGTCTACGTCACACCCGCAATTGGCCAAAAACGTAGGATCAATTGCTGATTCAGAATCAAAGTAAATAACATCAATCCCCATCTTTTGAGCGTTGGCTGCCACCTGTGCTGCCATATATGATTTACCTGTGGACTCCAGTCCAGCAATTTCTGAGACTTTGCCAACCGGGATACCAGCTAGTTTCCCCCTACAAACAATTGAGTCTAGCCATCTAGAGCCGGTGGGAATCCATTCATCGACTTGTGTAGGATTTTTATCGTTAAGTGAAAATGCGACATTGCTACCAGCCTTTTTATTAATAAGCTTTCGCATATCAGCAATTGAGACTTTACCTGCTTTATTGTCTTTCGACTTGCTCACTGTATTCTCCAATCGTAGTAATGGGGCATCTGTGAAGCCATGCCCCCCTGCGCTTATTATTACTGTGTCAAATCAGCGAATGCTTCTTCAACGCTGGAAGTAGCTTTTGATTTGGCTGCTTCATTGTATTTAACAGACTCGCTGGAACGGTCCTCGGCTGATTCATCATCCGAAAAATATTCGTCCAACTTCTTCTGCACGTCAGCAGTTGCCTGACGTTCAAACAAAGTATCAATGTCTGGCAAGGTATCTAGAAGCTCCTTGCACTCTTCCGAAGAAATGTCTGGGCAGATTTTAGAAACCTTACGAGCAGGCATAATATCTGTTACAGGATAAGCAGCACCGGCTGGCTTTCCATAACGGATGTTGAGGTCAGTACCTGCATCGGGATCAGTAATATCACCGTAATCAGGATTTAGAACTAGCTGGAGGAGAGACTCGTAAGCCTTCTTTCCATAGCCCCAGATACGAATACCTTCTTTTTCTTCACCTCGAACCAAAACAGGAGAGAAGAAACGTTGTTTCGCACCCATGTCACGAGCGAGCTTCTTGCTCTCCTCGTCACCCTTATTCGCTTCTTTCCAAAGCGAATCTACAAAGCTACAAACTGGGCAGTCATCGCCGAAGTTTTTCTTCGGGCACATGAAGCCAGCATTGTTGCCAACGTTATAGTGGAACCAATGTTCCTTAAAGGGATCGCCATCGGGCGTAGGTACAATACGAATCGTTTGCTCACCATCTGATGGTTTCCACCAGTTAGAAGAGCCTTTACCCTTGCTTTGCATTGCGTCGAGCTTTGCTCGCATTTTCTTTAAATCAATAGCCATGTTTTTCTTTTTCCTCTTTTTAAAGTGTACTCGGCAATACTTCCGAGCACCTAGTTTTCTAATTCTTTTTTAATTGGTTTGTTTGAGTCAAGACCACCCTTAAACTCATATTCTGTAATATATCCCACTACAGTATTGTGGTTAAAAATCCGAAAGGATTCTTGATCGAGATCCCAAACTAGCTCCATGCCGTTTGTTAGTTCTCGTTTTTTGGATCCATCCTTAATTTTGGAACTAAGGAAAGCTTCAGGAAGATCCTGAAGCTTTACAAAATTCATACTGCGGGTGTTTCCGTTTTTCTTTTTAAAACTTGCTTTAAACGCTCGCAACACGAGTACTCCTTAATGTCCAGAATTGCTTTTAGAAGCAGTGTAACCGATCACTCGGGTTTGGGCTCCGCCTTCACGAAGAACCTTCGCTTGAGCACGGGCACCGTCACGAGTAGATGATGCAAAAAAGTTTTTGCTTCGAGAACGCATCGCAGGTGCATACCCGTCGTCGCCCTTTACTTCTACTACCCAAAGTGTGTTGTTACTGTTAATTGTGTTAGTCATAAATAACTCCTTAAGTTATTAGTTGTTGCGCCTATTATACATGAGCGGCGCAGGGATGTCAAGCATCTTTTTGTATCTTCTGCGAAAAAGAAATTAAGTAAGCATAATTTGTCGAATACTGTGTTGAATAAACACCGTAAGTTCCACGTTGACTACTATTGTTAATTTCTCGCATTTTCTTTTTGATACTCGGCATCAAACCACCATCTGATTCCAACGTTTGTTCGTTGATAGCATAATAATAATGCATTTCAAGCTGATTGTCAAGAGGAAAGAACAGCTTTTCTTCTTCTTCCTCTGAATTATAAATTCCCAAAGTTGAAATTCTAGATGTCTCGGACTTTCGTAAATTAGTTTTTATCTCGGCTTCTGAATGTTCAAACACGTTAATCATATGAATAGTTGAAACTATGGTTTCATTAAGTTTTTCATAATAACTTCTAATTGGAACCTCACCAATAATTTTTCCTAGTTCAGGATTGCTTACAAGTATAAGGTTATTAAACATTCCTGAACGTGCGTATTGTTGCAGGACATTGTAAACCAAACGCTCCTGTAATTTAAATTCTCCAGATAGTTCTTCGATGTCAGGTTTAATATAAAGAACATTTACACGGGATGGACCAAGTTGACCCACTAGTTGTTCCAACACCTTGAGAATGACACCAGACACTTTACCTGCTCCAGAAACTACCAGAAGAATATCTGTATCCACTGTTGAAAAAAACATTTTTAGATTTGGAGCTTTCTTCTCGTATTCCTCATGTGTGTTATAGACTGGTAA